GGCGGAGCAGACCAGCACGCTTGCCGATCTGGAAGTGAACCCGGTCCACGAGCACCTCGCCGGTCACGAGGACCAGCGAGGTGACGGAGACGATGGGGGCCGCCGGCAGCAGGATGGTCCTGCTGCCGGAGCCGTCGAGCTCAAGCTCATCCGTCACCAGCGAGACGTCATGACTGACAGCGGAACGGAACCGCCGAGAGGCATCGACGAGCGCAGCGACGAGCCGCTGGTCTCCGACCGGGCGACCGGTGCGGGCAGCGAGCTCGGCAGCTACGGCCAGGACGGGCAGAGCCATTAGAGGTCGGCCTCCTTCTCCGGGGCAGCCGGCACGTCGGAGCCGGCCGGCACGTCGGAGGCGGCCGGCACGTCGGAGGCGGCCGGCACGTCGGAGCCGGTGGGCACGTCGGAGCCGGCGGGCGCCTCGGAGACGGCCGGTGCAGCGCCGGCGGGCTTGCCGGCCTTGCGGGTGGAGCCGGCGGTCCGGGCCCGGGAGGCCGGAGGAGCGTCGGTGGCGGTTTTGGTGTCCTCGTCGGCCTTGAGCCACCCGCGGCGAATTGCACGCTCGCGGGCGACCTGCACGCCGTCGATGACGACGAACCGGGACAGCTTGTCGGCGGCCACGGGTTAGACCGGCACGATCTCGTCCGTGCCGGTGACGGCAACGGTCGCGATCAGCGCCGGGTCGAGGACACCGAATGCCGCGCGGGCCTCGGCGAGGATGGCCACGAGCCCGCGGACGAAGAAGTCCTCGTGCGAGTCGGTAGCCGTGATGCTGGCTTCCTCGCGGTCCCAGAGGACAGCGGTGGAGAAGTCGCCGACGAGAACCGTCGAGTCGGACAGACCCTGGACCTCGACGGTGGGGGTCCGCCAGATCGTCGGGTTGGCCGGGCCGAACGCGCCGCCGCCGAGATAAGCGCCGGTGGACGTGCGGAGCAGATCGATGCGCTCTGCGTTGCCCGGCGAGACCAGGATCGCGTTGGGCTTGCCGTAGTTGCGGACCTTGGTGAGGGCCTTACGGATCGTCACGAGGATGTTGGTGTCGAACGCCTGCGCCTGGATACCGTCCGTGTTGAGCAGACCGTCCACTTCTTCGGCGGAGGTCGAGTCGCCGCCGAGGACCTGGCGTTCGATTTCCTGCTCGAGACCGTTACGGAGGAACGCGTCGATCAGCGTGCGGAGCTGGCCGGCATCGGTCAGCGCCTTCTTGGTCGCGGGGACCCAGTGAGCGATGGTGACGACAGGAGCCGTGACCTTCTCAAACGACAGCGACGACTGCGGCTTAGCGCCGGAACCGGCAGCCTGGGTGGTCGTGTACGGGCCGGGGCTCGTACCGGTCGTGGTGATCGCGCCCGCAGCGGCAGAGGTCGCCTCGGCGACGCCGGCCGCGGCGTTGACGGAGCCGGCACCGGCGCGGAGGATCCGCGCATAGGCGACGGCGTCCGACGTGGTCGTGCCGACCGTGATGACGTTTCGGAGCTGCAGCGTCGGCCAGGTGGCGTCGACCGTGGGAACGCGCTGGGGGTCCCACAGGTTGCCGGCACCGGAGCCGTCGCCGGCCGGGTCGGTTCCGATAAGCGCCTTCAGACCGCCGGCGATCGCGACGGGGTCGGTTCCGAACCGGTGACCGCTCGGAACGGACTTACCGGCGAACGGGCCCATCGCGGCCTTGAACTCCTGCGACTGGGTGAAATATTCACCCAGCGACTTAACCCGGCGAGTACCGGGCGTGGTGTCCTTCAGAGCGGAAGCGTTCAGGTCGGCGGCCGCGGCCTCCGAGAGGAACGACTTGACGTCGTCGGAGAGCGCCTGGGAGACCTTGGTGGCGGTGATCTGGGTCTGCAGCGCGGAGGCCTTGCCCATGAGGTCGGTGACGCGCGAGCGCTCCTCGTCGTTGAAATCGCCGCCGTTTTCTTCGCGGGCTTTGGAGACGTTGCGGATTTCGAGAACGATCTCGTTCCGCTGCTCCAGCAGGGTTTTACTCATGATTCCTCCATCAGGAATTGGGTTATATCGAGAGAGAGCAATGCGCTGGCGGGACCGTTGCTGGTGCTGGCGGGCGCTTCCGGGGCACTGCCCGGAGCCGTACTAGGCGCGCCGGCCGCAGGCGTTGAAACCTGGCCGCGAGGCTCAGCCGCACCGGGACCCGGAGCGACTCCACCCGACTTAATGTCGAGGAGATCAGTGGCCTGGTTGACGCCGACCAGGCACGGCCCCACCTCGAACAGGTGGACTTTCCGAATCTCGAATACGGACTTGCCGTCTTCGAATACTTCGGCGGCGTCGAGGACGTCGAACCCGAAGGATTGCTGGGTAACGCGGCGGCCCTTCATGAGGCCATAGACCTGAGCCGCGAACGGGTTTTCTTCGATGTCCAGGCGGCCCTTGTAGAGCAGACCCTGCTCGGTTTCCTTGGCCCAGACGACAGCGCCGATGTGGGCGAACGGGTCGGTCCAGTTGTGCTGCCAGATGACGGGGATCGGGTCGCCGGAGGCTTTCCAGTTGGCGAGCGTCTCGGCGAACGCGCCGCGGACCAGGCGGTCGCCGTAGGAGTCGATCGAGGTGAACACGGAGGCCAGAGCGATGAACTCGCCCGGCCCGAGCGTGGTGTCGCCCTCGATCGATTGGCCCTCGGCCTTGAAAGTGACGGGCGTGAATGACTTGAGACGGCGAACGGTCTCGGCAGGTGCGGGCATGAGTACGGCCTTCTCCTCTCGGTTTGAGAACCAGGCGCGGATCGCCTGATCGGTTCCATCGGGGCGGGAGTCGGCAGCGGCCTGCGCGAGGACGACATCGATCCCCGGGTTGATTTCGACGAGAGCAGCGCCGGCGGCCTTGTAAGTCGCCAGTTGCTCGTCGGTGGGGGACGTGTGAATGATCCAGGCAGGCTCGGAGACGCCTTCGAGGACCGCAGCGATGGCGGCCTTCCGGGTGGCGCGAGCGACCTGGCGAACAGCGCCGGAGGAGGCATGCGCGAGAGGAGCGCCGAGTGCCTGGGCGATGGCGTCGAAATCAATCCGGACGTCGCCCGGCTGGGCGTTGTCGGAGACATGGGCCGATTTACCGGCAGCGGGGGGACCGGTAACGATGGTGATCAAGCTGCCTAACCCCTCTCCGTTTTGTGGAGGGGTTAGGCCACGGCTGAATTATCGCTGAAATTCTCCGAGCGAGTAGGCCGGTTGAGCAGGAGGAGCGGGAGCGCCTAGGCGACTTACTCGGCGGGGGAGTACTCCGCGTGGCAGTGGCAGCTCCCGTTCTGGGCCGCGTCGCCCATCGGGTCGCCGGGCCAGCGCGAGCCATTCGAGAACGACTCAGAGATCGGCACGGTTTCGCCGTTCAGCGCGGCATGCGCGGAGCGGGGCAGAGCAGACGGGGCCTGCCGCCAGGTCTTCTGGCCGAGCCCCGAGATTTTCGCCGCGTCGGCAGCGCCGAACGAGGTGCTCGTGGTCGTGATCGTCTGCGCCCAGACCCCCGCCTGGGCGTCGGACATGCGCGAGAACAGCGCCGAAACGGAGTCGGTCCAGTCGTCGGAGAACACGGCCGCGGCCAGATTTGCGAACGTCGCCGAGTTAATCGCGTTTGCGGTCCCCTGAGAAGCCTTCAGCAGCCAGGGCATGAGAACCTCGTCGGCGAACCCGGCGCGGTCCGGGTTGTATTTCGCCAGGACGTCCTCGGCCCCGGTCAGCGCGATGGCGTAGCTGTGCGGATAGATCACGGAGGCGAGCTCGTCGTTTTCCGCTTTCATGTCGAACGAATCCGCCAGCGACCCCGGGGAGGAGCCGGAGCCGAGGCCGCTCTTCACCCGAGCCGCCTGGCGTTCGAACGCCGCCGCCAGATCCACGGCGAAACGATCGCGCTGCTTCTCGGTGGCCGCCTTGAAACCGGCAGCCGGGGCCCCCTGAGTAATCGACTTGAGCGAGCGGCCGGGGCCGGCAGCCTTCGGGCCGGTATCGGTCGGAGAGGCCAGTCCGCCCTTGGTGACGTTCAGCGGAACGACCAGGTCGTCGCCGCCCGGCACCGGCGGGAGGTTGAGCAGCCGGCGGGCCTCGTTCACGGTTTTGATCGGAGCGCCGACCTGGGTCTGGAGGACGCTGGCCTGCTTTTCGGGCGAGGACGCCAGGCGGATCGCAATGTTCTCCTCGATGTAGAACCCGGCGGTGATGGCACCGGCAGCGCGGAGCCCGGAGTTGAGCGCCTGGCGGAACGCGGTGATGCGGCCGCCGAGCACGTCGACATAGAGCTGCTCGCGGAGCGCCTCGATGTTGGAGAAGTTGCCGGCGCGATAGCCGACGAGCTCGGGCGGGAAGTGCATGGCGATGGCGAACTCGATCTGCGCGGCGAGACGGGTCGCCTGGTACTGGACGTCGTTGACGTCGAGCTGCGGGGCCGCGGCCAGTTCCATGCCGTCCTCGAGGATGGGGACCTCGCCGGCACGTTCGGAGGAGTACGCCTTGAACGTTTCGATGAAGCGCTGCCGTCCGCCGGACTTGACCCATTCGGGCGCGGCCGCGGGGCGCTTGACGTACATCGGGACCTTGGGGCCGCCGTGGAGCAGCGCGGCCCGATAGGCGGAGCCGTACTCCAGTTCAGCCGCGGAGCCTTCGAGCGTGTGGCTGATGGAGTAGCCGCTCGTCGTCGTACCGGACGGGTTGGGGTCGTAGCCGACGTCGAACACGCATGAGGACGCCGGGATGAAGTACTCGTGGCCGGTCCCGGGGTAGACAGCGACGTGGGTGATCCGGCGGAACCCGTCGACGACGAACGCGATCCATTGGCCGGGCAGACGGATGAACTCGTAGCCGCCGAAGTCGTCCCGGTTGATCAGGAACGCCCAGCGGTCGTGGAGGACGTGGTCGAGCATGAGGCCCTCAACGAATCGATATTGAGTCAGGCGCGCCAGCGGGGAGACGAGAGCAGCGGCCACCAGGTGGTCCTCCTCGTAGAGCTTCACGCGGCCGTTCTTTTTGTCGCGCTGGTAGAGGTTGAACGGGACCGCGGCGATGGCGGAGGCGATCGCCTCGGCGACGGTCCGGAACGCGTCGCGGCGGGCGAACATCCGGACCGGGTCGGTGGAGACGTTCTGGAAGTTGGCGAGCGACCCGGAGGCGACGAGAGACCCGGCCTTCGGATTGTCGAGCGAGATGATGTCGCCGGCGGTGGGCTGATAGGCCATTTAGAGCTCCTGGATCCATGTGACGATTGAGCGCGGGATGCGGGCGACGCCTTCGGCGGAGCCCTCGGTGCCGCCGTCGATGACGTCCACACCGGAGAGGCGGACCACCCGCCAGCGAGCAGAGATGACGACTCCGCGGAACGCCTCGCCGGTGGAGCAGTTGACGATGACGCGCCGCCCCTTGATTCCTCGGAACATGTGATCCCCTTTACGCGAACCCGACCCCGGCATCCGCGTAAGCGGACCGGACCCGATCCGACCTGGTTAGAGCTTCTGACATCGCGGTGGCGAGAGCAGCGAATGGGTCAATCTTGTCACCCGAATGCTCCTTGTCGGGTTTCACGTTGCCGGCGGCATCGAACAGAACCGCGAGGTTGTCGACGGCCCAGCGCGCTACAGGATTACCGCCGTGCTCGATCATCGGGGAGTCGCGCCGGCCGACCATGACCAGGCGCTGGACCTCCTTGGTCGGAGGCGAGAGCGTGATGAATCCCTGGCGGACCTTCACCATTGGAGCGCCGCCGGAGGAGAGCTCGTTGGTCAGGTGGGTGGCGTTGTAGGGGTCGAATCCGACCGATTGCACGTCGTAGAGCGCAAGGTCCTCGAGGACCTGGTCACGGATGAAGTCGTAGTCGGTGACGTCGCCCGGAGTCAGGATCAGGTGGCCTTGTTTCACCCAGAGCGACGCGGCGCCTGCGGTCCGTTTGTCCAGCGCCTCCAGAGCCGCCTCGGGGGCCCAGACATGCCAGAGCGCCCGATAGCCGGTCACCGTTCGGTCGCCGAGCTCGACGTCGCGGGGGAACAGCCAGCAGAGCGCGGTGAGGTCCGACACGGAGGCGAGGTCGATCCCGCCCCAGGCTTCCTCGCCGGCCATCGATTCGCGCGTGAATGCCGTGCCGGCGTTGCGGTCCCAGTCGCGGAGGAGCACGAACCGGGTCTTCTGCTTGGTCCGGAGCCCGAGGTTGAGCCGTTGGAATGAGGCCAGTTCAGCCGGCGATTGCTGGGCGACGAGAGAGGCGTTCTCCATGTAGCGCCGAGTCGGCGAGATGGGGAATCCCGGGTTGGCCTTCCGCCAGGTCGACTCAACGAACGGGTCGTCCTTCAGGTCGGCAGCGAACACGACTCCGAAGGTGGAAGCGTCCACGAATACGCGGCGCGCGAGCTGCTCGATGCGGCCGCGCCGGCGCGCGTAGATCGTGTTGGGTTTTCCCTCGTCGGCGGTCGTAATCGTGACCACCAGCGGCTGCGAGCGGGAGCCGGTACCGGACTCGATCGTTTCCACGAGCTCCGGCGTTTTGTGGATATGGAGCTCGTCGATGATTGCGCCGTGCAGGTTGGCACCGTGCTGGGCCTCGCCGACAGAGGAGACCACGGCGAAATAAGACCCCGAGCGGGTGTGGTTGATCCGGGTCCCGAGAGCGCGAACCTTGCCCTTCAGCGCCGGAGCGGTCTCGGCCAGCTTCTTGATCGGGGCGAACACGAACCCAGCCTGGTCCTTGGTCGTAGCAGCCGCGATGACCTCAGCGCCGGCCTCGTTGTCGGAACAGGTCAGATAGAGACCTATCCCGCCGCCGAGGGTGGACTTCCCGTTTTTTCGGGGGAGCTCGATGTAGAGCGTGTTGATGATCCGGACCCAGAAACCGTCCTCGTCCTTGTGGACCCAGCCGAACACCGGCGCGAGGATATACGCGATCTGCCAGGGGTCCGGATCGAGCGCCTGGCCGGCCAGCCGGCCCTTCGTGTGGCGGAGGTTGTGGAATACCTGCAGCACCCGATCGACCCGAGCAGCGTCGAACGCCGCGCCGCGCTTCGAGCGAGGCTCCGGCGTCTTGATGTGGGGCGGATTCTCCGGCAGAGGTATGTGGCGCGAGACCAGGAACCAGGCGACCTCGGGGGAGAGCTTGAGCCGGCGCATGACAGCAGGCGTCGGCATGAGCGCATCGGGATCGGGGGGCAGATCAGAATAGGTCGCCATCGGAGCCGCCCTCGCCTGCCGCGGCGAGCTTCACCTCGGCCGCGGGCGTGAGGCCGAACTCAGAGCACCAGGCGCGGAAGTCGCGCGAGGCCTCGGACTCGATCCGCACCAGCGGCGAGACACCCAGGCCCTGGGAATTCTTGGACAGCAGACCGGAGCCGGGTTGCGCGAGCCTCATCTTCTTGGCCTCGTACCATCGCGCCCAGGTTTCGCAACCGACCTGCAGCGCGAAACCGTCCATCTGCTTTAGGAGACCGGCCGCCGGCAGAGCGACCAGGATGGCGTCCCACATTCGGGATGCCGCCGGCGAGAGATCGTCGGGCTTGACCGGCAGATCGCGCGCGAACGGAGGCGGCTCCGGAACGTTCCGACCCCCCGAATCCTTGCCATTACCGCGCCCCCCGATCAGCTTTAGATGGGCAGGAGTTGACTTGCGGCCGGCAGCAGCGCCGGCGGCCACTAGTCGGCCTCGACGATGAAGCTGACGGCCTCACCGGTCCGCTCGAGGATCGGCATGACGTCGGTGTGCTCCTGCCAGCGCCGGCAGATTACGTCGCAATAGACCGGGTCGAGTTCGACCAGGCGAGCGATGAGGTTTAGCTGGTGGGCGGCGAGGAGCGTCGAGCCCGAGCCGGCGAACATGTCGAGGACCGAACCGCCGCGGCCGACAGAGTTACGCAACTGCAGCACGATGAGCTCGACGGGTTTCATCGTCGGGTGATCGCGGGAAGCGGTCGGTTTTGGGACCTCGAACACGGTCGTCTTCTTGTTGTTGCCGTACCAATTCGTGGAGCCGCGCCCGAGCCGGCCCTCGCCGCCAGGAGTGAACCCGTAGAGGACCGGCTCATGCGTCGTGACCTCGTCGGAGAGGTCCTCGGCTTCGCCCGGTTCGCCGGGGACGACGGCCTCCAGGATCGGCTCGTGCTTGTACTGGTAGTCGGAGCGCCCGAGCACCAGAGCGTTCTTCACCCAGATGAGGTTCTGGCGGAGCAGATAGCCGGCCTCGCGCAGCGCCGCCTCGAACGTGACGCGCTCGGTGTCGGCGTGGGCGACGTAGCAGGGGGCCCCGGGCCGGAGGACGGTCAGCGCCGCCTGGAACGAATGCAGGAGGAGCTCGGGCAGACCGGCCGCGCCGTCGTTCTTGATTCGGAGCGCGTCCTTGGTCTTGCCGACGTACTCGACGCCATAGGGCGGGTCGGTCCAGAGCGCATCGATGGCCCCGAGGTCGCCGGCGACGGAGGAGAGCGCCTCGGCCGTCATCGCGTCGCCACAAGTGAGTCGATGTTTACCAAGAAGCCATGTGTCCCCGGCGACGGTTTGGGGCACTTTCGGAGCAGCCGGGACAGCGTCGGGATCGGTGAGGCCGACCCCGTCGCCGAGTTCTAGACCGTTCAGCAGCCGAGTGAGGTCGCCGTCCGAGTAGCCGGTGCCGGAGAGGTCGTCGAACTCGACGAGGAGCTCGGCCAGAGCGGCCAGATCGTAAGTTCCCTTATCGCTGGCGCGGTTGTCGACCAGGACAATCCGGGACGCCTCGTCGTCGTCGACGTCGAGCCAGTGGACCAGCATCGAGTCGAGCCCGATCTTGAGCCCCGCCTGGAGCAGGTGATTACCGGCGAGCACCTCGTTAGGCCGGCCCGTTTTGGAGCCGAGGTTCACGACCAGCGGCTTGTATTGGCCGTGGGCTTTCAGCGATTCGACGATGAGCGGGACGTTCCCGAGCCGGGGATTGCGGTGGTACGGGTTGAGCTCGGCGGTTTTCACGCGAGGTCCGGCAGATTCGGGTTTTTCGGTGGAACTCAAGGGGGGTCTCCATTCTGAGATTTTGCACGGAAGGC